ACTTAACTCTGGAAGGAGCGTGGGAATAATGGCAACTGGGTTAATTGACATTATGAAGCGAGCTGCGTTAGATGCGACAGATAACGCTCAAATGTGTGATCTGCGATACGGTAAAGTGGTCAGCGTTAAGCCGCTTAAAGTTCAAGTTACGAACCTGTTTACTATCCCGGAAGCGTTACTGGTCGTTCCAGAGCATTTGACTGACTACGAAATAAAAGTCACTACGGATGGTTACGGTTGGTTTACGGACAATAAAAGTGGTGGTTCTGACGAAGCCAGTTTTGCTTCCCACAATCACGGTATAAATGAAACCAAAAAGACCATTAAAATTCACGGCGCATTAAAAGTTGGCGATAAGGTTGCCTTACTCCGTAAACAGGGTGGGCAATCTTATTTTATTTTAGATCGACTTCCTAAAGAATGAGGTGATTGAATGATTCCAAACATTGAAGTTCTTACGGAGAAAATCACCGAACCAGAATATCCGGGCAACACTTACAAAATTGTTTTTGCGGCTAAGAACAACCCCCACCAAGTCAGTCGAGGAATTATGTCCTTAACGATGTCCACTGAGATAGAAGATTTCGATAGAATCAGCGGTTATATTGATGATTTGGAAGCCGTTGTGCAAGCTGTTTATTTAATACTATCGACAGAGCGATATCAATTCATTATTTACTCTTGGGATTACGGCGTGGAACTGGTAGACCTTATTGGGCAACCAATGCCTTATGTAATGTCTGAGTTACCACGAAGAATTACGGAAGCATTAACCCAAGATAACCGCATCGATGATGTGGTTGATTTTGAGTTTGAACAAAACGGCAAAAGACTCCGCACGACATTTACTGTGGTATCTAATGTCGGTAAAATTTCTACTGAATTGGAGGTGGAGGTCTAATGGCTTATGAAGATATGACCTATGAAGTCATTCTCCAAAGAATGATGGATAGAGTCACCACCAAATACCCAAATCTGGATAATAGAGAGGGTTCTATTATTTTTAACGCGCTCGCCCCTGCTGCGTTGGAGTTAGCGGTTATGTATACCGAACTGAGCAACGCAATAAACGAGAGTTTTGTCAACACAGCAAGCCGAGAATATATCTTAATTGCTTGTGAGCAAATGGGTATGGATATTTCGGTGTTTGATGCGAGCGCTGGTACTCATAAAGGCGTTTTTGACATAGAAGTTCCCATTGGCTCTCGGTGGAACTGCGAGTTATATAACTATGAAGTTATTGAGTATATCGGTTTAGAGGACGGTTATCATGCTTATAAAATGGCGTGCGACACTGTTGGTACTGCTCCCAATAATCAAAAGGGTGATCTGACACCGATTACTGATATTCCGTCCGACTTAACTTACGCACAAGTCGTTGAGTGTTTAATCGAAGGTGAAAATGAGACTTCTGACGATGATGTTAGAAAGGCTTATTTCGATTATGTTAATAGCGTTGCCACAGACGGTAATGTTCGCCAGTACGAGATTTGGTGCGATGAATTTGACGGTATAGGCAATTCCAAAATTTTACCTCTCTGGAACGGAGCGAACACTGTTAAGGTTTCTATTCTTAGTGTTTCCAACCGCGCGGCTACGGAAGAGTTGGTGAATGAGTTCCAAGAATTTCTTGACCCAAGGATTGAGGGTATGGGCAATGGTGTAGCTCCCATTGGCGCATTTGTAACTGTAAGCACCGCAACAGAAATACCAATTTCCGTTAGCGCAACGGTTACTCTTAAAGACGGTTACACCGACCCAGCTATCATTGACGAAGGTTTGAAAAAGTATTTTGCTCAAATGGCTTACGAAAAATCGAGCGTATCTTACATGGCGGTTGGTGCTGCTGCTCTCGCAGTCGAGGGTGTTGACTTCGTTACCGATCTTAAAGTAAATGGTGGAACAAGTGACATTGCGTTAGGCGTAGAGGAAATTCCCGTGCTCGGCGCTACTACTTGGACGGTGGTTGCATGAAGTATGTTCAGATAACAGTTGACGGCGTTACCTACACTTTACGCCAACAAACAACTGGCGAGTGGATGGTAACTAACAAAGCTCCATATATCGCTGGCGAATATCCAGTTACAGTGACAGTTACCACAGAAGCGGGGCAAGTAGTGGTCATTGATGTGCCAGACGATAGTTCGTTAAAAGAAGCGCTTTTGCTCATAGTAACCGAAGGAACTACCGTTAGTGGTGATCGAATGATTAACTACTACCCGCAAGTAATTCGTCAAATCTTGGAGTTCCAAGCCTTTATAAAAGCAGAGGGTTTTGAGGTTGATTTCTTAAAAAACGCTATCGAAATTTGCGTTAACGAAGCTTATTTAACCACTATGAGTGAGGAACGAATTGCTCAGTGGGAAAAAGCGCTTGGTTTATTATACTCCCCCGAAGATAGCATAGAGGATAGACGAGACGCTATTATCGCGCGAGTTAGAGGTCAAGGTAAACTGAACACCGCGTCAATTAACGCTATTGTGAGCGCGTTTACTGGTGGTACGGCAATATCGTACATCGAGAACAGCGTTTTATATGTCAAAATCACACCTCCACCAAACAACAAGCAATATAAATTTGAGAATGTTAAGCGAGAACTGCAAAAGAAAGTTCCTGCTCACCTTGGCTTAGAAGTAACTCGTAATTACGCGACTTGGGGTGAGGTTAAAGATAACTTCGCAAGTTGGGACGCTATCAATCAACTTACTAATTGGGAAGAACTTGTATTGTGGATTGCTCCACAATAAAGGAGTGGTTCGATGGCTGTAAAAATTAACGAAGTTACAATTACTCCGACTACCGCTACCGTTGGTCAAACGATTACTATTACCATTTCGGCGGTTGATGTTAGTTGGAAAGTCATAAAAGAAGAATTTGAATCTTGGACTGATATTAAGAACGAACTTTCCTCTTGGAACTCCGTTCTTAATTATCATTAAGGGGTGAACACATGGCAATATCTACTGTAAAAGTGACCGTTAATGGTACAACGGTTACTGCCACATCTAATGGTGATGGTACTTATACAGCAACATTAGCTGCGCCAAACACCACATCGTATAATGTGAACTCTGGGCATTATTATCCAGTTACAGTTGTGGCGACAAATGCCGCTGGTACATCGACCACGGTTAATAATCAAACGGCAACGCTCGGCACATCTTTAAGATTACGAGTGTTAGAGCTTTCCGCTCCGACTATCTCCATTACGACCCCCACTGGTGGTCAATATTTTGGTACAGCTTCCCCGGAATTAAAGTTCACTGTCAAGGACGATGCAAACGGTTCGGGTGTTGCAATTAACACTTTAAAAATCACTGTTGATGGAACGACTTATACCAATACTTCTTCTGGTGTAACCGTAACTACTACGACCAATGGATATAGTGTTACTTGTGTACCAACCACACTTAAAGATGGTTCGCATACATTTAAAGTTGAAATCGAAGATAATGACGGCAATTCGGCTACTTCTTCTGCAATTAGTTTTATTACAGATACTATTGCTCCTACACTGAATGTGACCAATCCTGCTACCAGCGGTGGTTATGTCGCCAACGCAAGTCTGACGGTTACTGGTACTACTTCCGACTCCACAAGCGGTGCGCCTACCATTAAGATTACTCTCAACGGTAGCGACCAAGGCTCTGTTACAGTGTCTAACGGTTCGTTCAGTAAGGGTATTACTCTGACTAACGGTTCTAATACAATCGTTGTCACTGCTACCGACAAAGCTGGTAGAGTCACAACCATTACCAGAACAATCACTCTGGACACTTCTTCTCCTGTGGTTGCTTCTGTTGTGATTGACCCCAATCCTGTTAATGTCGGTAATGAGTACACCGTGACAATTAAAGTCACTGGTTAAGGAGGGATTATATGTCCAGTAAAACAACAAATTTTAATTTACACAAAATTGATCTGACTGACGCACCACCAGACATTACGGTGTTAAATCAGAACTGGGACACCATTGACCAAAATATGGTCAAGGGTGTTCCGTTAATTATCAATGTAACTGGTAACAGTACAAATGGTTATAGTGCCGATAAGACTTACAGCGAAATGGTAACAGCATATAACGCTGGTCGAGAACTGCGAGTTATCTTTGATCTCGTCGAAATACCGTTATCTCGCTTTGTCAGCGGTAGTTTCTTTTCGTTTAATACCGTGGAAAGTATGACACAAACCACTATCACAATTACCAGTGGCAACGCGGTTACTGTTACTGAAATTGCTGTGTACGGCGAAGGTAACTTACCCGAAGATTCCAGATATGTTAAAAAATCTGGCGATACAATGATTGGTAGCTTGGAGATTAAACACGCTACTCCCGGACTTACCTTAACTGATACGAGCGGTGTTGGCGGTTCGCGGTTATACAAAAACGCAAGCGTCGAGATTGACTACGGCACATATATTATGGACACTTCCAATTCGGATGGAACAAAAGATATTCTTGTTTTGAACCGTGATGAAAAGGTAAACGGTAAATTGTACCTTAGAAGCGATACCGAAGATGGTGCAAGTACCTCCACTTACGCAATCTATGGTGAACACAACACCCACATAAAGGTTAAGACCTATTCTGCTCTGAGTGAAATTGGTTTAACTGCTGGTAGTGAAACTATCCAAGCTATTGCTACAAACTTACCAAACAACTCGCTTTTAATTTGTGGTATTACCACAAATAATGCCGCCGTTTACCCAAGCAATTACGGACTGCTGACGGTAAAGAGAAGTTCTGGTACTCGTATTGAGTTTGGTTTTGTTACAACCACTGGTGCAAGTTATGTTGGATTTTACAGTATTACGAGTAGCGGCGATTCTTGGAGCGATTGGAGTAAAACTATAAGTTCGACTGATATTTTATCCAGTACGACAGATATAACAGCTGGTTCGAGTACATTAGCTACGGGTAAGTTATATCTTGTTTATGAGTAATGAGGTGAACTAATATGGCTAAAAAAGCTTATATTGGTGTCGATAATGTAGCTCGTCAGATTAAGAAAATTTATGTAGGTGTTGACGGTGTGGCTCGTAAAGTTAAGCGAGGTTACATCGGTGTCGGTGGTGTGGCAAGACTGTTCTGGTCTGGCGGTGAACTCGCCTATTATGGAACGATAACAGCATTGAGTACAGGTCGAAGTGTCTTAGCAGCAACTTCCGTTGGAGACTATGCCCTGTTTGGCGGCGGTTGGGCGGCTTCGGCGGCGGCTTCTTCCAAGGTTGTCGATGCTTATAACAAATCCTTGACAAGATCAAAACCAACGGCGTTGTCTGTGGCTCGTCAAAACCTTGCCGCAACTACGGTCGGAAACTATGCTTTGTT